AAGTTTTTTAACCCTCGACATTTTTGAAAGACGACAAACACGGTGAAAACCTTTCGAGATGTCTGAAGAAGAAAAAATACGAATCATATGCAATACTAACAACGAACACAGAATACTGAAATATGAAAAAGACGAATCAAATACAAGAATAATCACTTCGATTATATTACACGAAATTGAAGACAAGTCATTAATCCCTGCAATCGACGAGATGATGGAAAATGAAGTTAATGCCGAAATTAAAACGAGTATCTCAGAATTTTTTGACTTAGTGTCAAATGCTTTTGTTGCTCATTACGATGAAATAGTCAGAAAGAATAATGAAAATGCGAATCAGAACATTACTGATCAAAACGAAATTATTGAAATTAAGACCCAGATTCCTGGACTTGAAAAGTTACACGTCAGAAAAGTTAAATTTGATCAACTGATGAAAATCTATAGCTTAAATGAAGAAGTTGCAAAAAAATTCCCTTTGTTAGATGTTATCAATGGCAAATTTACGGTTGAACAATTAAAAGAAGGAGGATTATTTGATATGACAAATGTGTTACCTGTATTAGCAGAAATATTTGTTATTACTTTAAGTCTTGGCACAGTATATGGAGGAGCAGTTTTCTTCATTCTTAATTGGTATACAAACTATGAAAGTTATGCGTTAATACTACTTCAAATTCTACACGCTATCATTCAAGCTATTAAGCGTCATGTTAAGCCTCAAAAAGAATTAATATCTTACGTTAACAAAGTTAAGAATTTTGAAGCAGGTCAAGTCGAAATAATTGATCCTTTTTTCGTATTCAATAAGGTCAACGAGAAATTTGAAATTAGCAAATATCGTATTGAAGCTGTTACTCATACAAATAAACCAAGCATAGCTAAACCTTTGAATGAAGCTTTTCAACAGTTAATTAACAATATTAAAGTTGTTAAAAAGATTAGCAAGCCTATTAAATATATTGGATATGTTAAAGGATTTACGAATGATACAGTTATCGGAATGAAAGGCAAAAAACTACCTAATATCAAACGAAATGTTGTTGGAGTATATTTAGATGAAAAAAGTTCAACTTTATGGGTTAGTCATCCTTTATTATGCGATGCTTTTGAATTGTTACATGAAAGGAATATCGGTGATGGTAAAAAGATGTCATTGGATGAAATTGGTAAGATACCAGATGATTTAGTAATTTTTGAGATATACGACGATGAGAAGCTGAATAGTTTAATTTTACCATTTATGGAAAGTGTTGACTTAAAAACTAACCATCAAGTGAGTTATGGATATAAAACTAAAACAAATGAGCAAGCGCATTATAAGTTTGTTAGTGAATACGGTAATATGAATTTCAATGATCCAATATTTTCAATCTTTTTTCCAAATCATTTTATTAAAGTAAGTTACGATGTTGGGATCGATGTTTCTGTATGTGAATTAGCGGGTTATAATGAAATGGACACTTTTACTAAATTGGTTACACAGCAAATTGAATCAACAGCTAGTCAAATGAATCTACATGAAGCATTGAATGTTATTCACAATTCCCATCTTGATTGTGGGTGTTACGACAATTTCGGAATTTTCTTAAATGAATATTTTACTACAGGCGAAGTTCTGGAACACATTAAAGAAACTAAAGTTAAGCCAAGTGATTACCATTTAAATAAAATGTATGTCGACATGTTCACAAAGCGTAGACCTACTGAACTACAACATTTATTGGACAAAGAATCGAAATGCATGAATTTGGCTTATAATCCAGCTTTCTTTGACGCTGAATTTGACTTAGTGGGAGATAAAAATGATCATACTTTAGTCGTTAAGTTCCCGAGACGTAAACCTTACTATCGCTTTCTCGATGAGAATCATGGTGATGCATCAACTTTGAGTTTGTATGAAATGGTGATAAGTTGCAAGAATGGTAAAGTTAGTAATGCTACTAAAGTCGGATTTAATGTCATGAGTAAAAGCATATTGCCAAATCCTTTGTTGAAAAAAGGTGGAAGAGGAAGCCCTAACGTTGATAAAACTAGATATTTTGAATATGATCTTGTCTTTGTAACATTTAGTGGTGATATTACACAATATCTTATTAATGATTGGATTGGAGAGAATTTATCAGTGTATGATGAATCTCACTCTGGAGTAGATTTGTTTAAACGTTCTTCAGTATTTCAGAATGGATGCTTCGTTAAGTCAGCTGATTTGCACAATGAAGGATTGATAGAATTATTGCGTCAACCACAAAATAAGTTGAACTTATTTATGGAAGGCATAGTTGGAGCGATGTGCACTGATATGGAAATGCCGTCATTTAAAAGTAAGATGTTACAAGGTATCGAAGCTTTACAATGCAAGAAAGATAATGAGGTATTAGTTTCAGGTACATCATCATCAAACCAGGCGTATTCTTTTCGAAACTATATCCGATCCACTAGATCCGGTGATGTTATTACCAGATTTGAAAGATGCATCAAGATTAAATCCGAATTGCACTCACCACAAAAAATGTGTGATAATACGGACTGGTTTGAATTTGGAAGACTTGGACATTTATCATTCGGTACTAACTTGTCAGAAGTTATCAGATCAAAACACGAGCTGCTTACTAGTCATCCCTGTGGCGTTAGGTTCAGAAGTTTCGGATATTTCAGGTTTGGGAAATCCTTTAAATGTAAGACATGTCGTAACAGTTACCAAAACTTATTTCGATTTTTCCATGTGTGGATTGGGGCCACAATTATTCAGAGAGTCAAGTCAGTAAGCCTAGTGGAGGTACTATCAAACCTAGAGTTAAACTTCATGAAATTAAGCCAAGAGCACAATAAGTGTTCTCAATATCAATTTGATTTATATGATGAACATATTTTGAACCGAATTCTTGAAAGTAAGCAAGATATTATAGATGTATTATTGACCTCGAATGATTATAATAGACTACTTAATGTAATAAGTCAAATTCGTATATCAGCTAGTGAACTACAACATATCAACGGAATATCTAAAGCAAATTTAGTCATTAAAATCCATCTCTTAAGTGTGATCCGAAGTGTTTGTGTTGATTAGAAAATGGTGCGTGGTCGATATGAAGTGGTGGGAGGTCGCCTCACATTACCTTGTATACGAGCGGAGGGTTAACAGCAGATGTC